AGGATGTAGTATGCACAAAGATTCAACAAAGAGCCGTATTCGGCTTAAAAAAATATGGTGTTACTCTTGAGCGAGATGATTTGACGGAGTTACAATGGTTGATTCATGCTCAAGAAGAGGCGATGGATTTGGCAAATTATTTGGAGGTCCTAATACAGAAAAAGAAAGCAATAAATGATTTTATTGAAACGCAACAAAATATCAACCTAGACATCATGAGAAAATAAATGAAATTATCTAAAGAAACAGTAAACATTTTTAAGAACTTTGCAGCAATCAATACCAACTTATTGATAACACCAGGAAGTAAGATTGCTACAAAATCAGCAAAGAAAACTATTGCAAGTAATGTAACAGTGGTTGAGGATTTTCCAGTTGAATTTGGTATCTATGACCTAAATGAGTTTCTTGGAGCATTAGCATTATTTGAATCGCCAGACTTAGAGTTTACCGATAAGTATGTTACTATCAAAGAAAATAGTGATCAAATTAAGGTATACAAGGCAGAAAAGGGCGTTCTAGTTTATCAAGAAAAAGAAATTACATTTCCTGAAGTGTATGTTGACTTTACACTACCTAGCAATGTGTTATCTAATATTCAGCGAACCTCTGCAGTATTACATGCTGAGGTATTGACTGTTATTGGTAAAGATGGTCAATTGATCGTCCAAGTAGGAAAGCAGAAGCAAGAGGCAAATTCATATCAGAATGTTATTGGCACAACCGATAAAACTTTTAAGGCTAATATGTTGATTGAGCATTTTAAGATGGTTCCAGGTGATTACCAAGTCACATTATCGGCAAGAAAGATTTCACGATTTCAGTCAGCTACAACTGATTTGGTCTATCATGTAGCAGTTGAGGCTGATTCTGTGTTTGAATAAGATTTATTGATTGATGGGAGTATATATGTTATACTCCTTTATTTACACTATGGAGAAATAAATGATTGAAGTGAATGAAGACCAGTTTCTGTGGACTGAAAAATACAGACCACAGAGTATCAATGAATGTATTTTGCCTCAACACCTTAAGGATACGTTTAATGAATATGTGAAGAAAGGTGAGTTGCCGGTATTTTTACTTGATGGTACAGCAGGTGTAGGAAAAACAACAGTAGCAAAGGCTTTATGTAAAGAAATAGGCGCTGAATACTTGTTTATTAACGGCTCTGATGAAGGCCGATCAATAGATGTACTCAGGACAACTATTAGAGGATTCGCCTCTTCTGTATCGCTATATGACTCTCCTAAGGTCGTTATAATTGATGAAGCTGATTATATGAATGCTCAATCAGTCCAGCCAGCTCTTAGATCATTTATTGAGGAATACAGCTCTAACTGTAGGTTTTTGTTTACTTGTAATTATAAAAATCGTATAATAGAACCTTTGAGGTCAAGGTGTACAATAGTTGATTTTAGACTAGATAATAAAGATAAGGCTGAAATGGCAGGTCTGTTCTTTAAACGTGCTACTCAGATTTTAAAACTTGAAAATATTGAATTTGAACCTAAGGTAGTTGCTGAAATTATTACAAAATACTTTCCTGACTATCGTAAGGTATTATCAGAACTTCAGCGATACTCTGTATCAGGCAAGATTGATTCGGGTATTCTTGTAAATTTATCAGAAGAATCCTATAAAGATTTATTTAATATGATGAAGGATAGAGATTTCAAGAATGTTAGAGTTTGGGTTGGTAAGAATGCTGATACCGATGTAACTAGATTATTCAGACAGTTTTACGATAGTGCTATAAATATACTTGAACCAAGTTCAATACCTACATTAATTTTAACATTAGCGGATTATCAATATAAAGCCGCCTTTGTGGCAGATGCTGAATTGAATGTTATGGCTTGTATGGTGGAGATCATGTCTAACTGTCGTTTCAAATAGGAATAATATGGAAACTGGAGCATTAATTATTGGTGTTATTATAGGGTATTTCATTGGTCATAGAATGGGTTGGCATCAAGCTATAGCCGAAATAGAAGACGAGGAAGAATACCCGTCCGAAACACACTATAAAAATGAAGAAACTGATGAAATTATATCCAGTAATGATATAATAGACATTGTTATAGAACAGGAAAATAACTGTTTATATGTGTATAATTTTCATACTAATGAATTTATGGCACAGGGCAAAACAAAAACAGATATTGAAAATGCTTTAGTACACCGATATCCAACTAAACTATTTAATGCTAGTGTAGAGAACCTTGAGTCAATGGGATTATAAATTATGGCATCACCTTTTGATTATGTTAAAGCAATAAGCGAGACTAAAGAAAAAATGTTCCTAGATGATCAGGCAGAAAAGGAATATATCCCGTTTATTGTAAATAAATCATTATCGTATTTTGTTGATACTGTAATGTATGCGAATGAAATGAATTATTATAACCAAATGCCTAAGGAGTGGCAGTTTGAGTATTTGAGGTGTAGTATAAATAAAGGTAAGAGATATGGTGGTTGGGTTAAAAAAGATCAGGATTCAACTCATTTACCTCTAGTAAAAGAATATTATAAATACTCAGACGAGAAGGCAAAGGCAGCATTAAGTTTATTAACTGATGATGATTTGGCTATAATTAAACAAAAACTATTCCGTGGCGGACGTTAAAATGACAGATATACTTTATGATTGGACTCTAGATTCTATGCTGGAGGTGACATTGACACAACCTGATGATTTCTTGAAAGTATGCGAAACTCTAACGAGAATAGGCATAGCCTCAAAGAAAGAACAGAAGTTGTATCAATCTTGTCATATATTACATAAGCAAGGGCGGTATTATTTAACGCACTTTAAAGAACTATTTATTTTGGATGGTAAGTCCTCTGATATATCTAATTCGGATATTGAAAGAAGAAATACCATTGCGTTTTTATTACAGGATTGGGAACTACTATATATAGTAACACCAGAGAGATTTGGTAATAAATCTGAAATGAATACCATCAAGGTATTACCTTATAAAGAGAAAAAGAATTGGGTTCTTGATAGCAAGTATACCATCGGTTCAAAGAAAAAATAATATTATTAACAACAACGAGAGAAATAAAAAAAATGGCTGAAAAAATTGAAAATTTAGTAATTAAATTAGAAATGAGTGTAAATGATGTGAATTTGGTATTGTCGTCATTAGGCAATCCTATTGAACCAATCAATAGTTTAATTGCTAGTATTAAACAACAAGGCGAACAACAATTAAAAGAATTCCAAGAATCTGAGGCTGTAGAAGATTCTGAATAGAACACCCCTTCTCCCGAGGTAGGTAGTCCTTGCTAGTGGACTTTAAAGAACTAGCACCTTAAACTTCTATGCCGTAAGGATAGAAACTTTTTAATCTCGCAGAAATGGAGACATAATATGAATACAACCGCACATATGGCTTTTGGCTCACATCTAAATCAATTCGTAGGTCTTGAAAGACTATTGAAAGATATGGAAAGAACAACTAGCGATTACCAATTAACGAATAAGTATCCACCTCATAATATCATTAAATACAATGATAATGAATATGTAGTGGAATTAGCGGTAGCAGGATTTTCCAAAGATGAATTAGAAATTACAGTTGAAGACTGTGTTCTTATCATGACTGGAACCAAAACAGGTACTGATGATGAAGTTGAATATCTTCATAGAGGTATTAGCGCCAAATCATTCAAGAAAACAATAAAACTAGCAGATACGGTAGTCGTAAAAGATGCTGAATTCATTGATGGTATTTTATATGTTTATCTTGAAAATGTGATTCCCGAACATAAGAAACCTAAAAAGATTCTTATTGGTGATGGCAAAACTGATATTGATTTATTGACTGAATAAATTATAATAATACCTCCTACGCTTTAATACTCGTAGGAGGTTCTTTTTACTTGAGGATTAAATGATGGATATAAGAGTTTTCAAATCTATGCTAGGTGAAGATATGATTGGTGATGTTGTATCAAACGAAGGTACATACTATCTGATTAAAAATGCCGCAAATATTGTACTCCAAGAAACCGAAACAGGTGTAAGAGTAGCTATTGCTCCTGTAATGCCATTTGCTACTGGTCAAATCACCTTATACAAACACTCAATTGCCATAGAAGCAACTCCAGCAGATGCTATGGTAGAAGAATATAAAAGGGTTTATTCTCCGATTATTACTCCAAAATCAGGTATTATTTTAAAATAAGACTTGACATTTTGTTCATGTCATAATATAATGAGTCTTACTTTTTGATAAATGAGAAACTTATATTATGAACTTGAATGATTACACTAACCCTTTCACATACACGTCTCCTAAAGATGACCCACAAGCCTTTGATATCTGGGCAAATCGTAATGACCTAATCCAAGAACAGTTTTCAGAAGATATACTTACATATATGAAAACTGTTCTTTCCGAGACCGATTTTGTTGATACCAACAATGTTATCGATAAAAAACTCCAAAATATTGTTGATATTATTACCAACGAAAAAGATACTTATGAAGAACGGTTCTGGTTAGCTATTGAACTTTTACCATTGGTGGTGTAATGAACATCTACGAAGCAAGATGGAACAATGCTCTTAAATGGGCAAAGAAAGTCAAAGAACACTTTGATACTGGCAAGTATATGATTAAGTGGGATGACGCATCTAAGTATGGTGATGATTTTTATCCTAATGAATATGACTTTGTTGTTGATGAAGTGAACCGATTAATTTCAATCAACTCCAAAGATAAAACAACTTTGAATATGATTTACGAATATGATTTAGAATGGGACCATGGTTCTTATACTACCATTGCTGAAACAAACAAATTGTTTTCTGAAATTAATCTGTATATGATGACAAAGGTGAAATTATGAATAATAAGTTTTTAGAGTTGGCAGAACAGGCTGGGTTTGGGGTGGTGAATGGATCAATATTAGCGGAAACCATAAGTATAGATATAGAGATAACAGTAGAATTGAAAAAGTTTGCTGAGTTGATTGTAAAGGAATGTTTACGCAATATGAATAATTGTGATGGTGAGTTAGAAGAAGCAATTTGGATAACTAAAGATGTTTTTGGGGTTGAAGAACGAACGAGCAAAAATATGGATTGAACGAGAAGTTTTCCTAAAGTGCATAGAAGATAATCCAGATGGAACAAAACGATTTGACAAATATAAGTTTGCCGAGTTGATTATCGAAGAATGTTTTAAAATAGTAGATGATTGTGAAGGAATTTTACAACAAATAAAGGTTGACAATAGCCAAGGATGGCATTATACTACACACTTACTAATTAATTAATAGAGAGCGAGAATAAAATGCCACATTATCAAATACACAATTATGCAGACGGTAACGAATATGTCAACATCGATTCTGATCCGTCTGATGTCGCTAGCGTATGGACTACATTAGTTCCATATAACTACAATCCTGAAAATGGTAAAGCTACTAAGCCATTGCAATTCACTAAGCGAGTTGATGCATTAGCTTTATTACATCAAATCAAAAGAGAACGGTTACTTGATTGGTCAAAAAATGAATTTACTTATATAAGATACGGCAAGAAAAAACCAGCTTGGAAAATATATAAAGTAGTTGACACGGCAGAATAATATCTGGATAATAGCTACATAAGTTAAACAACTGGAGCGAAAAATGTCAATATTTAAAGGTAGTTACGAAGAAAACAATGCATGTGGCGAATTCAAAATTGTTGAGTTTGGCACACATTTTGAATACCGTGTTAGTAAAGGCAACGCCGAAGGACAAGGTGATTGGGGTTAAAGAATGATTAAACTTACGGCACTTATCATAGTATGTTTGTATAATCTTGCTTTACTGGGAGGCACTGCATATCTTGTAACGGTGTGGCAGTGGAGTCCTTATTGGTTTATAGTAGCAATTTTATTATTAGGTAACACAAAATGAGTTATACAACTTGGCGTAAAGTAATAACAAAAGTAATGTTGGAAAATGAAGATAAGGATATCAACAACTATGTAACCACACTAACCGAAGAAGAGCTGGATGTTGAGTTTGATGCAGGTTATGGTGGTGAAGAAGGATTACCATTTACTTGTTGGACTACTTATTGGGTATATTTTCCGTTATGTTATGATGGTTCAGAATGGTGTGGGTCAGTAGCAAGGAATCCAAATAAGATTCCAACCAGACATCAAGGACATCAAGGTGGTTAAGTGTTAATATCATTTGTTATATGGGCTGGGTGGTATTGGAATATGCCAGTATCATATTGGATTACTGCTTTTATATGTTTAATAATAGGTGAAGTATGAGTAAAGCACTAGCGGTACTGTTGGAGCTAAAAGAATCTGCATCGTATTGGAGCGAGTACGATGTGCCTATCGGCATACACGAAAGGATTGATGAAGCAATAGAGGAACTAACTACCAAACCTGAGAAATTTAACCCTATTGATGAAGAAGAATTAGTAGTCTGGTACAGTCAAAATGTTTGGTCATTGGTCATAAAAGAATATATGTTGGGTTTTAGGGACGCAGAAAAGTGTTATCAAATAACTGGAGAAGTAAAATGAGTGGCGGAACTTTTGATTATGTCCAACATAGAATGGATCAAACTATAGGTGATATTGAAGATATCATCTTTTACTATAACGATAAAACTCTTGATATATGGGGTCAGACCAATGGTAGAGGTTACACCGAGGAAACCATACAAGAATTCAAATTAGCAGTATGGTATTTAAAACAAGCAATGGTTTATACTCAGCGTTTGGATTGGTTACTTGCGGGTGATGATGGTGAAGAAACTTTTCATCAACGATTGAAAAAGGATTTAGAAAACCTGGTAAACCATGATAAGAATTGATAATTTATTGTTGTGTTTATTTACAACCTTTGTTATACTCTGGTTGATGCTTATTATCTCAATACCTATTAAACATGAACCTAAATTGATATTTACAAAAGATGGTTGTTCCGCTTATAGATTTTATGATAAGGGTTCCCGAAATTACTTCACAAGATGTGAATAGATGTATGAATAGATACTTTTAGTATAAGTCTTTGATATTAATAGATAATCACTAAAAGATGAATAGAATGAGATTTTTAAGAAGGAAAGAAAAATATGAATTTACAAACAGTTATTTCTGGACTGAGGTTTGATATACACAGTTTAGAACAGAGACTATTTAAGGTGCAAATGATTGCCGGTATTATAATGGTGATACAAGCAATAGGTATTGTGTATTTGGTAATCAATTGTGCATAAATGCCCAATATGTAATAAGGGTATGTTATTACTCACATCAATGAATAAAAAAATATGCGTTGATTGCAGGAAAGAATATCCTTGGCATTTAGATAAAGATCAAAAACCATTAGTTCAACATCAAAGGTGAAGGAATGAATAAAATTTATACAAGTAAAGTTGAAGATTATATAGGTGAACTATTCTTTAAGATTCCAGATGAACTAATCGAGACACTTGGTTGGGAAGTTGATGATAAGATAACTTGGATAGATAATAATGATGGGTCGTTTGCGTTGAGGAAATTATAATGGCAAAATATAGAAAGAAACCAGTAGTAATTGAAGCTCGTAAATTTGAATATACAGGCGAATGTTTACTAGAACTTAGCGAATGGATGGGT